GATGTTGCTGGTACACTACCTCTAGAATAAACTAAAGCTGTTGCACCTTCAGGAAGAGGTACTTGTGTAGATGCACTTTGACCTGTTGTTAATAAAGTTACAGTGTAACTATCTCCAGCTCCGCCTCTAGTAGTTCCGTCTTCTACAAAAAATACTCTGTTTGCGTTACCACCTGTTGTTGATGCAGGCATAGCTAAACTTGCATTACCAGATAAAGTACCTACAACTTTAATGTATAGGTTTTTACCATTCGCGGTCGACGATCCGTCGGCCAAGCTTAATGTAGTTGTACCAGAGCTTAAAGTTACTTCTACATAACCTGATGCTGCTGTTTGTAATAATTGTAAATTAGTGTTTGTAATTGTTCCCCATAG